GCATTATTGAAAAAGGCACGCCTGTATATGCCTGGGAAGATGGTGTATGCACAACCACTGCAACAAGAGCACTTGTCGGTATTGCATTAGAAACAAACACAAACCCAGAAGAAAAATTAGTAGAGTGTGTGCTGAAAGTATAAGTACTATAACGGAGATTAAGTATGCCAGAAATAGTTTCAGCAGCAAGATATAATGAATTACAAGGTCGGATAGCAGGTTTATTAGGAGTAGGAAACAGAGACAAAGGATACAACCAAACAGTATCGTCTAATGGTCAACCAAAAGAAACTATTGTTTTAGCATCACATATGAACAGTTTGTATACTGATTTTGAAAAGGTATATGTACATATAAATGGTACAACACCTACAACAATTGCAACTGTGACCGACGATGACGACATTGAAGAGGCATTGTATGCTGCATACGAATCTTTAATAAACACTTTAGAAAATGATAGGTTCATTATACACCCTACACAAGCAACTGCAGAAACAGCTGGTGTAAACAGTATAAAAAATGGTTTAGCAAGTCCTTGGGGCGGAACTGCTACACCTCAGCAAATTAATCATACTATTGATGTTGGCTTTGCATCTGCAAATGAACGTAGAGCATTTTTTAATGCAGGCGGCCAGATACGTTTTAATGCTAGTATTGACATTAGTTCAGTAGGCGGTGCCGACTTGGCAAAAAATCAAGCATGGGAAACAATGCTTGATAACAGTGGGCAAGTTCAGTTTGGTAGAGCTGCAACTGCTACAACAGGAAGCGGCACAGCGTATACTATCGGCAATGAAGATCTTACCAGTACATATCAAAAAATATATCTTAAAGAAGGAGACCCAAGCGGAACATATGCTGAAAACAACTGGTATGTTGAAGCCAAAAACAAAAATGATTCTACAATAACATTTAATATTGTATTTTGGGATTTAGACGTAGGAACTGGGGGTGCTGACGAATATGTGGCTGGAGTTTTAACAAGTTCTGTATCTCATTTAAGAGCATCGGGGACGTATGTGAGTAATGATGCTCCTGCATATGTAAAAACAAGCGAATTATGATTGACAAAAAAGATAATTAGTATTACAATATTTAAAAGGAATGTAAATGGCTCAAAATACCCCGATATTAGCATCACATTATAATGCAATTAGAGAACTTGTTGCTGGAAGATTAGGCAGTGTTTCGGTGTATGTAGAGTATGGCAGTTTAACAACACCTCTTACAACCAGTGGTGGTTACGGAAGAAATTTTACAAGTGATATTGTTGTTGGAGGAAATACGCCTGGTGTAAGTGATATTGTTACTGAAGATCAACACTTTAATTTGTGGCTAGATTTGCAAGCTGGACATAATCATTGTTATGGATCATTAGCTGCTGACATATCTCCAACTGAATTTCAAGGCAAAACTACATATCCAAATGATGTTGACATTCCTAATAGAGATTTAATCGAATGGCAACACAAATTAGATTTAGATACAATAGCTGATACAGTATTAGCATTTAATCATGCAAGTACAGAATTTCCTAGCAGCAGTTTTACAGGTTTAGAGCCACTTGAAACTACTGGAGGAACAAGCACCAGTAGTACAAGAACTACACAGTTTGGCGGAAGTTCCGATGCAGTAAAAGTAATTAGACACGAAGTAACTGTAGATTTTGGCAGTCACAATGCCTTAATTTACTATCTAGCAGCAGGCGGTGAAATATTATTCCAAGCTAGTGCATCAGGAGGTAGTACAGGAACTCCTAACACAAAGGATTGGGATTGGGCCCAAACATTATCAGGTGCTGGAACAGTAAGATTTAGACGCAGAAATCAAACCACATGGGAATGCGAAGCTATTTCTCCAGGGTCGGGTACTGGCTTTAGTAATACTACTATTGGAAGCGGTACTACATGGACTAAAATATTTGAAAAGTTTGGTGGTTCTACCATAGGTAATCCAAATATTGGAGATCCAACGGGTACAACTATATACGACGACAACGTGTTTAGGATATATGCAAGAACAAATACTGCATTTGCAACTGCAACACAATTACAATTTAGAATAGAAGTTGATGATGCTGATTTAGGCACAGGTGGTCAGTCTGGATATCCTGGAGAAACTGATAGAGGTACTTTAGTTGATGAAAGTGTAACAGCAAATATTACAAGCACAGTTTACACAAAAACACCAAACAGTACATTTGTGTATGACGGTGTTACTTATAATGGTATTGTTTTAGAAACTCCGACTGGTGTAAAAAATTCCGACTTTTAATTGACAATCGAAAAAAACTACTATATAATAATGTTATGTAGGAGGAATACATGGACGAACGTCTTCAGAAAGCACTTGATCATAGCAATTATATGATTACATTAAACAATCAAAAAAGATTGTTAAAAGAGCAATATCAAGAAAATCTTGTATATTATTACAATGGTGGGCAATTTACAGTTACACAAGGACTTGTAAGTTTTTGTCAAAGTTTAGTTAGTCTTAATCAAGACGAAACTATCTTGATTGATGATAATGATTTGCCTATTGCAGTAGATGATTTAAACAATTTTTTAAGTGAAATTGTTACCAAATACTTTGAAGCAGCAAATAGTTATCTTGTTGAATACAATCAATTAAAGAAAAACAGAACTGTAGAAAGTGTTGTTAATTTATGAGCAGAGGTGTATTGTTATTTGCCAATAACAATGGAAGTATTGATTATGTAAAACAAGCAGTATATTTGGCAAAACGGATTGAAAAGTATTTACAATTACCTGTTAGTTTAGTTACAAGTAACAAATTAACAAAAGAACAATCAAAGGTATTTGATCAAGTTATTCCATCTACATTATCAGTGGCAAAAAGCACCACCAAGCGCCATTGTGACGGCGATATGTATGATAAAATAACTAAATTTTATAATAACGATAGAGCATTTGCATATGATTTAACTCCCTATGAACAAACTATTGTCATGGACACAGATTTTATTATTTCAAATAATTTACTGAATAATTGTTTTATACAAAACAAAAACTTTCTAATCTATAAAGATGCTACACACATAGGAATACATACAGGTACTCCTGAATTCCAAAGGGTAAGCGATACTAGTGTTGATTTTTACTGGGCAACAGTATTCTTTTTTAGAAAATCTCAAGATACAAAAATATTTTTTGATTTAATTAAACACATACATGAAAACTATCTACATTATCGAAGCATGTATCAATTTAGGACTACAGTGTTTAGAAATGATTTTGCATTTAGTATGGCAATACACATTATGAATGGCTATCAAGCTGGAGAATTTGCAGGTGCATTGCCTGGTAAAAAGTTTTATGCTATAGATAAAGATGTATTAATTGACATAGTAGATGACGAAATCAAAATTTTAGTGCAGAAAACAAATAGGTTTGGTGAATATACTGCTGTAAAATTAAAAGGCAGCAATTGTCATGTGATGAACAAATTTAGTTTGGAGAGAATTATTGAAAACAAATAATTTTACAATGTTGGCACAAAACAGTGATTTTGACTACGTGCGTCAAGCATATCTTGCAGCTATGAGTATCAAAGCTACAAACAAAAACAGCAAAATTTGTTTAATTACAAATGATCCAGTTCCTACAAAGTATAAACAAGTTTTTGATGACATTGTAGATATTCCGTGGGGAGATCATGCCGAAAATGAAAATTGGAAAGTTAGTAACCGTTGGAAAATTTATCATGCGATTCCCTATACTGAAACGGCTGTTATAGACACCGATATGCTTGTATTGGATGATTTGTCCTTGTGGTTTGATTTTTTACAAAATTATGATCTATTTTATACAAGTACTGTTACTACATATAGAGGGGAACAAATTCCAAAAGATTCTCATTACAGAAAAATATTTTATAATTTTAATTTGCCTAATTTATACAACGGATTTCATTACTTTAAAAAGAGTGACACAGCACACGAGTTTAATAATTGGTTAGAACTAATTACCAATAATTGGCAACAATTTTATATGCAGGTCAACAATTCATTAAAACACCTACCGCATCCTAGTATGGATATAACAGCAGCAATAGCAAGTTTAATAATGGATAATCAACATTTAATTACAAACGAAAAAACTAGATATCCAAGTTTTGTACACATGAAACCAAAAGTGCAAAATTGGATAGATAATTTTAGTTATAGATGGCAAGACAGAGTAGGTGTTTATTTAGATAATGAACTAAAATTAAAGATTGGCAATTATCAACAAACTGGTATTTTTCATTATACAGAAAAAGATTTTGTTACAAGTAATATTGTAAAAAAATATGAAACATATTTAGGAATATAATATGCAGATAAAACGTTATGTGTGCTTTGAAGAAGACGGATCTATTTACAAAATTACAAATAAACCAGATGATAGGTTTCAAAACTTAGAAGTAGATTTTACTGAGGTAGAAGATTTTATCACAGGAAAGTGTAGTTTATTAGAACACAAAGTTGAGTTTGATTTTATAGAAAAAAAATATAACATCAAAAGCCAAAAACAACTTAACGATGACAAACTCATGTGGGCATTTTTATATGAGATTCCTACAACTGTGCCGGAAGAAAAACAAATAGTAATTACAAAAAATAATTTAAAAAGACAATGGCAACTGTCTATTGATAAAACGTTTGAAAAACAAATAAATGATCAAAAAATAACAATTGATATGAGTAATTATTATTTTAGTGTAACTAAACAAAGTGATCCAAACGTACTGTACAAACTACTAAACTTTGATGAAACTATGCAATTACCTTTTACAGACAATTTTGAATTTGACGATGATGAAATTTCAGTGTATACTACACGTAGATTTGACAGTTACTTTTTTGAGGTAGTAAATGAGTAATACATTTAGAGTCGTTGACTATGACATTATCTATCTAAGTTACGATGAACCAAATGCAGAAAAAAATTATGCTGATTTAGTTAGCAAATGCCCTTGGGCTGAACACGTTAGTGGGGTAAAAGGCAGCGATAGTGCGCACAAAGCAGCAGCAGAAAAATCTACAACAGACAGATTTATTACTGTTGATGCTGACAATATTATAAATGATGACTTTTTAAATCAATCTATTGATTTTGATGAAGACACAGATTTGACTAACAAAGTTATTAGCTGGACAGCAAAAAATATTATCAATGGACTTAGTTACGGCAACGGTGGATTAAAGTGTTGGCCTAAACAGCATGTTCTAAATATGCGTACACATGAAAATGCACCTGCAGACAATCCACATGCACAAGTAGACTTTTGTTGGGATACTCAGTACATACAAATGAATGGCACATTTAGTACCATACACAACAATGCAACACCACAGCAAGCCTGGCGTGCTGGTTTCCGTGAAGGTGTTAAAATGGCATTAGATCAAGGTGTACGGCCTGACTATGAAGGCTTTAAACGTAACCATTGGAAAAACTTGCACAGACTTTATATTTGGTTAATGGTAGGTGCTGATGTTGAAAACGGACGTTGGGCAATACATGGTGCAAGAGAAGGTCTATACAAGACCATGTGTACAGACTGGGATTATATAAATGTACGTGACTTTGATTATTTGAACAATTATTGGAGTACCAAAGACATTTCTGATATGGAAGAGCAAACCGAAGATCTTGGTGCAAAACTAATTCACGAATTAGACATTCCAATCGCTGAAGAATGTTTAAATGCACAACAAAGTGCATTCTTTAAAAGTGTATATCAAAATCCTGTAAGAGACAACAGTACAAAATTTTTAGATAGAGAAAATTAATGGAGCGTAGCGAAAGCGAAGAAATCAAGCGTATTGATGGTATTACGCAGGAAATATCTCCTACGTTTTGTTTTGCAAAGTGGTATCACGCAAACATATATTTTCAAACAGGTGAAACACATAGTTGTTATCATCCTGCTCCGCATAAGATCGATACAGCACCTTTGTTAGAAAATCCAAGTGCTATACACAACACAGCTCAAAAGAAACAAGAACGTGCTGCTATGATGCGTGGCGAACAGCCTAGTGGTTGTAACTATTGCTGGAAAATTGAAGCAATGGGTAAAGATTATGTTAGTGATCGCAAACAACGTAATCAAACTATTTTTTTCAAGCATAGACTAAATGCTGTAAAAGAAGGTGGTGCAGAGTTTGATGTAAATCCTGAATACTTGGAAGTATCGTTTGGCAACGAATGTAATTTCCGTTGCGGATACTGTCATCCCAAAGCCAGCAGCAGATACTATCAAGAAATCAAACAGCACGGTCCGTACACAAACGTAAAAAATCACCGATGTGATATTGACTGGTTTCAAATATTTGAAGAAGAAAATAATCCATATTTAGATGCATTTTGGCGGTGGTGGCCTGAGCTTAGTAAAGAGCTACACATACTGCGTATAACAGGAGGCGAGCCAACAATACAACAAAGCACATACAAACTGTTTGATATGTTAGACGCAGATCCTAAGCCAGAACTGGAACTAAACTGCAACAGCAATTTAGGTGGAAAACCAAAGCAGTTAGAAAAGTTTACAAATCGTGTAAATGACTTGCTAACAGACAATAAAATAAAACGTTTTAAAATGTTTACAAGTATTGATACTTGGGGCAAACGTGCAGAATACATACGTGACGGATTAGACGTTGAGGTGTTTGAACGCAACTTGGATTATTTTATGCGCAACTGTGAAGCACCTATGGTGTTGATGATTACGTTTAACATATTCAGTGTAACAACATTCCGCACACTATTAGAAAAAATATTAGAATGGCGTGCTAAGTACAACGATGTTGAAACACACAGATGGCAGCGTTTGGGTTTTGATACACCACATTTAAAAGAGCCATTGCAATACGATATCAACATACTGCCAAAAAATTATATGAGTTATATGTATGATCATTTACAATTTATAAAAGAGAACGTAGATGATAATCGTAAAGATGCCTTTAGTACTATTGAGTATGAAAAGTTTCGTAGAGTTGTAGACTACATGGAAACTACAGAATATCCATTGGATAAAATTATTCAAGGACGTAGAGATTTTCATAACTTCTTTACAGAACAAGACAAACGCCGCGGAAATGATTTTACCGCAGCGTTTCCTGAAATGTCAGATTTTTTTGAACTTTGTAAAAAGTATGTTTAACTAAAAAGCGGAACAGCTTGTTCTGCTTCAGGCCATCTTGCATCTTTTAACAATTCGTACAAGCGATCAACGTCGATACGATAAAATGTTTGAAATGTGCCTTTGTATTCTAGTTCAATTGGATCTTTTGTTACACCGAGTTGATTAGTAAAACGCTTAGTCCAAACTCTATGAACACGGTTTTGACTGCCTACACCGCCTTCGTGCGTACTGATATAAACTGGTTTATCTCTACCAACATGTTCAATGCAAATTGGAAATAACATTTGTAGCGTATGATGATTTATTGGTCCCCACGATCTAGGAGCATAAACTCTATTACCGTCAATATGGTCTCTAACTAAGCAAGTTCTAGCACCAATACGATAGGCATTTTTTCCTAGTATACCTAGGCTTTTTAAACTATGCACTACACTGTTACCTACAATTTTATCGTTGTAGTAAAGTAAAAATAGAGTTGCATCTTCGTATTTTGCAATATAATCAATAAGCATTTCTTTACTACTATTATTGTAGTATCCATGCTTTTCTGCATCTTCAAACCATTGTGTTAGATCTTGTGATCCGTCGTACGCTTCAAATCTATACAAATTCTTGATTCCTAGAAATTTTACGTAGATTGTCATCTACTTTAATTTCATTTACTTTGATGGGTTTAATTTCATATGCACATTTATGTTGTTTGGTAAAGTTTTCAACATCTAAATCTCCAGTGTAATACACAACACATTCATGAGCAACTTTCCTACATAGTGCTAAACTTGCACCATTTTCAATAGCAACTTTTTCAATTTGTTCTGGATATACCCTGTCGCCGCAATTTTCCATTTTAAATGCATTGTATCTTCTTCCAGACAATCTAAATTCATCTGCACTGTTAAATTCAACAAGATCGCCGCTGTCCCACCATTCTGTTTGTTCTTTGTATTTGCAGTAAAATTCGGTACTGCCGTCATCGTGCTCAACAAATTTGAAATCAATATTTGGATTGATATCACTGAATTTGTAAATATCTTGGCGTTCTGTACTCATAATGATAGGTGGTACTTCTGTACTTCCATAACCTGTGTTTACTTGTTGTGCACCACGTGCTCGTAAATCTTCCATTAGTCCTGTAGGAGTAATATCACTTCCAACTTGCATTTGCTTCATACAACTTAAATCTAAGTTTTTCCATTTCTTGTGTCTATGCCAAGTTTTCCAAACATTAGGAAGAATTAACATATTTGTTGGCTGCACTTCGCGTATTCTATCTGGTAGATTTGCAACTGTTGTCTCGATGAATGTATCACACTTTGCAACGTGACAAGGATATAAGCTCATACTTGTAAACCCAATACCTCTAGGATTGTACAACGCCATCATACTACTATTAGAATCGAGCATAAAATATTCTGCATTGTATTCTGCAACTTGTCTCATTAGTTTTTCACTGTGTTGATATGTTTTTGGTTTGCCTGTTGTTCCACTTGTACTAACTGTAATATTCCAGTTATTAAGATAATTGATAACAGATTCCCTAACGTGTTCATTATCACTTTTTAAATATTCTACGCCATCGATATAGATCATACTGAAAGAACCTCCAAATTTCTAGTGTTTTAATTATAACAGAGATATTGTGTAAGTCAACCTTTACTTTTAGTGTAAATCAATCCAATTAGTTCCGTCATACCCTTGGAATTTATTTGTGTTAACATTGAAAATAATCATACCTGCTTCTGCAATCATACTATCTCTGTCTGCAAAAGTTGTACCTCTTGCTTTGAACACTGGTACTGTGAGTACACCGTCGCCATCAAAGCTCAAACGTCTTGGATTAGTATGCTCAGTATTGGCGTTTCCTTTTGGCAAACTAACAATAAATTTACTTTCTACGTGTGTATCTGTTGGTGTAGCATCTGCATAGATACCAAACCTTCCACCAGGAACAAAGTCTGTTCCATTGTAACCTGCACTTGAAATAATTGCAAGTGTGTTGTCAGGTCCTATAGCAGTTTTTGCAGTTACCGTACCATTATAATTTTTAACATTTAAAAATTCTTCATCTGTGCTTGTTTCTACTGTAATTGCATCTGAAAAAATATTTATGTCACAATCTATATCATCTGTAATATAACCACCAATTGTTACTACACCATTAACAGCGTGTAACACAGTTCCTTGCTCACTACAACTTAAAACATCTTGACATTCATCAATTGGATCTTCCCAAATAACCTTGCCATCAAAATGTCCTCTTATGGTTGCAGGTGCATACGCATTAGTTGGATCAACAGGATCGTGTAGTGTAATAATTTCTTGGCCATTGTAATGGATTACATTTGCTCTAAGTGCAGTTTCTCCTCTATTTTCCCCAACTATTAAAACTGGTCCTCTTGCAGTTTCGCCTTCAGCTGGCATGTGGGGTGAACCTATACCTCCAAGAAATTCGTGTTGATTAAATTGTGGATTCCATCCATGCAGTGGAACTGGTCCTTCTTCTTCAGTCCAGGTAACAGTAACAGTACCATCTAAACGACCAAAAACAACACCAGTAACATTACCAGTAACATCGCCAATAACATCGCCAGTGTGCTCGCCTACACTATTACCAAAAAATTCACCATATGAAGTACCGTTAAAGTCGCCACTAAATGTACCATATACAACACCTTCGCTTGTGATGTTGCCATAGACATCTCCATACAAATCACCTGTAATTGTTGTAGCAGAAATAGTCCTATTTGAAGCATCAACAATAGTTGTGCCTTCTGGATCAACAACATTTCCGTAAACCGGCGCATTGATTCTAGCATTAATACCGTCAATAAGTTTTGTTGCGCCACTGTTATCATATACACTACCTGATACATCTGCTTTAAATAAACGTTCGCTGGCATTATAAACTACATTACCTTCTGGATCATGAATGTCACCAACTAATGGTCCATATAATTTTCCAGTTGAAACATCAACCTGAATTAATCCTTCGTTTGATACAACATCTGCTTTAATAACACCTTGCCAACTATCGACAAGTGTAGATTCGTCTGCGCCTACAATATCTAATCTATATGCTTCACCTGGTATAAAATCTGCCATAACGTCCTCCGCTACATTATTTATCTATTCTGTTCTTGACTTCGAAGTTAAGTTATCATATAATTACAATATGTATGATATATATTTAATTGGTCAATCAAACTGGAGCAGTTACAGGAATCTAAAAAAACGTTTTCCTACTGCAAAACATGCTCAAACAGTACAAGAAGCTAAACAAAAATGTTTAACAAAATTTGTTTGGATTGTTTATCATGACTTAGTGGTGCACGAAAATTTTGATTTTAAATATGTGCCTGATGAATATAGTCAGGACATGACACACGTTTTTATTAATGAACGGCCGTATTATACAGAAGACTTTTATGACGGTGTTGCATTAATGCCAAAAAATAGTCATCACGGACCCGGTGAACTAAAGTCAAGATTTTATGTAAACAAAAAATTTGTACCTATTGTTGCTAGTAGACCTCGTATAGAAAAATTTGACGCAGTGTTTATCAGTTACAATGAACCAAATGCTGATGAAAATTATGAACGTATACTAGAACGTTTTCCTGATGTAAAACGTGTACACGGTGTAAAAGGAATACACCAAGCACACATAGAAGCTGCTAAACTTTGTAATAGTAGAATGTTTTATGTTGTTGATGGCGATGCACAACTAACTGATTATTGGCATTTTAATTATTCGCCTGAAGCACACAATTGGGACGCAGTTCATGTATGGCGTAGTGAAAATCCTATTAACGGATTGATATATGGATACGGCGGCGTAAAATTACTACCAAGAACTCAAACTATTGAAATGGATTTGACAAAACCTGATATGACTACAAGTATTAGTAATAAATTTGTAGCCGTAAATAAAGTATCAAATATTACTGCTTTTAATAGTGATCCGTTTAACACATGGAAAGGTGCGTTTAGAGAGTGCGTAAAATTGTCGAGTAAAATTATTGATAGACAAAAAGACGATGAAACAAACACAAGGTTGCGTGTATGGTGTACATATACTAAGCCTGATGTAGAATTTTCAGAGTTTGCAAAAAAAGGTGCCAAAGCAGGTGCTGCTTATGGAGCAAGATTTAGAAATGATATAGAAGCACTTAAAAAGATAAACGACTTTGACTGGTTAAAGGAAAAGTTTGATGGAACTATATGAAATTTTAGATAGATTTGAACTGTTAAATCCAAACGACAATAACTTTGGCGATTTAAGACGTGCATACATTGATCAAGATTTATCTAGTATTTTTAGACTTTGCAATAATGAAGAATTAAGAAAAATTGTAGTTGAAAAAAATGTTCATAGTATTTTTAGATTGATTACCAATAAACGCTGTATTGGCGAAGTTGAAGATCTGCGTAAAGCAATTCTTGAAGATAATTTACACAGTTTGTTCAGATTACTACCAGGCAATGATGATTTACGAAAAGCCACTATTGAAGACAACATGCACAGTTTGTTTAGATTGTTAGACAATGAAGATTTGCGTAAACTTGTTTTAGATGATAATATTTGGAGTATGTTCAAACTTTTACAAAAATATACCGATAGCTATTTTGTAAAAGGTTTAAAGGATTTAGTTACAAATAAAGTTAAATTTGATAAAGATTGTCTTAGTCAGGGTCAAATAAAAAGTAAACTTTGGTTAGTAAATACAGTTGAAAATTTAGACTTAAATTTAGGCACAGTATTTTTATGTGCAGGTTGGTATGCTACACTAGCGACAATGCTTTTTGAAAGTAAAATACCTGTAAATAAAATTGTTAGTTTTGATAGCGATCCTACTGTTTGGAAAATTGCAGAAACGTTTAATAAAAAATGGGTGTTAGAAGATTGGAAGTTTAAAGCTTCAACACAAGATATTCACGAAATTATGTTTGAAGAACATATATATGATGTAAACAAATTAGACGGAACAACTGAAACACTATGGGGTTATCCTAATACTGTTATCAATACAAGCACAGAACATATAGAAGATTATAAAAACTGGTATGATAATATATTGGATAAACAACTAATAATAGTGCAAGGAAATAATTATTTTGAAATAGAAGAACATGTAAATTGTAGTAAAACATTAGATGAATTTAGTGAAAAATCACCTATGAGTAAAGTTTTATACGAAGGCGAGTTAGAACTACCGAGATACAAAAGGTTTATGAAAATTGGATATAAATGATTTAGATGTTAGGCAATTGCAAAAAGAAAGTGCAAGGGCTCTAAGTACCATGCAAGCAACGAATAATAACATTTGGCAGTTTAACAAAAAAGCACATCATAATAGTCAAAATTGGTACAAAGCAGTTATTGAATGGTACATAGAGCAATATGGCGATTTGCCAAGTAAAACTGGTCCTGGTAAAGATGTAAAGTTGATATACGATGTATAATTATAAAGATATACGTGTTATTCACTTAGAAAACACACAAAATTGTCAAGCAAGTTGTCCAATGTGTGATCGCAATCAAAATGGCGGAGCATTAAATCCACATATTGATTTAAGCGAATTAACCTTAGATGATTGTAAGCGTATTTTTGAACCAGAATTTATTGCACAACTTGAAACTATGTATATGTGTGGCAACTTAGGAGATCCTATTGTTGCCCGTGATACACTTGATATATTCAAATACTTTAGAGAGCATAACAGTAAAATGTGGCTCAGTATGAATACAAATGCAGGAGCAAAAGATGAAGCGTGGTGGCGTGAATTGGCCAAAGTCTTTGGTAGAATGGGTGCTGTTATTTTCAGCGTGGATGGTCTTAGTGACACTAATCATTTATACAGGCAGGGTGTTGTCTGGGACAATGTAGAACGCAATATGCGGGCATTTATAGATGCTGGTGGAAGAGCACGTTGGGATTTTCTAATATTTGAACACAACCAACATCAAGTTGAAGAAGCAGAAGCATTAGCAAATTCTTGGGGATGTGAAAGATTTATAAAAAAGAAAACAGGAAGATTTGTCACCGCCAGCAGTGAAAAGAAAGAATCGCATCAAGCGGTAAATCGCAAAGGCAAAGAAACACAAAAGTTATCTAAGCCAAAAGAAGAGTTTCAAAATGATGCAATAAAACAGTACGACAAAGTAAAAGACAAACACGGTAGTATGGATGCATATTATGATCGTGCTGAAATACAATGTAAAGTAAAAGACGAAGGTAACTTGTTTATAACAGCAGAAGGACTTGCTATGCCTTGTTGTTGGACTGCCGGACGCATGTACAAGTGGTGGCACAAAGACCCTAAGGTAGAACAAGTATGGGACTTTATTGATGCTGTAGGCGGCAAAGATGCAATCAGTGCTAAGACTCATGGATTACGTGCAGTGTTTGACACAGGTATATTTGATAACATAGAAAACAGTTGGAACAAGTCGAGTTGTGCTGATGGCAAATTAAAAGTGTGTAGTATGAAATGTGGTAAAGAGTTTGATCCGTTTGGAGCGCAGTTTAAGTGAAAGTAGAACTAGAAATTACCAGTGATTGCAATGCAGCTTGTCCTGGCTGTGCTAGAACACTTAACAAAGACAAACTACAAATCAATAGTTTTAGTTTAGCAGATTTACAACGTATTTTTCCTACACATGATTACACTGGATATGAATTTAAATTTTGTGGTGTGTTAGGAGATCCAATTGTTAATCCTGACTTTTTGGATATGATAAAATATTTAACTGATTTGGGCGGTTATTGTGAAGTTAGCACAAACGGCGGGTATAATACAGCAAATTGGTGGACAGAACTAGGAAATGTAGCAGCACAGCATCCTGGTTTAGTACACATACATTTTTGTATAGACGGACACAAAGAAACAAATCACATATATCGAGTCAATACCAAATGGAATATCGTAGAACGTAACATAATAGCATTTTCTCAAGCAGCACCAGAAAAGCATGCCACTTGGATATACATTGTATTTGATCACAATGAACATGAACTAGCAACAGCCAAAGCAAATGCAGCAGTATTAGGATTTGAATTTGCAACTCGCACAGGTATGCGCAACAGTTATCATGATTGGATTGCAAAACTTGGAAAAAAAGACAACAAAGTAGAACAAAAAATTACAACAACAGGTAAAAAAGAACACAGTAAAAAAGATGTTGTAAAAGATTTAGATAAATTTATTACAGAATATAAGGCAAATAAAGCAGACAGAAAAAATACTGAAGAAATATTAAAAACTGTTGTTTGCAAGTACATTCATGAAAATGAAATTTTTATAGCAAGTGATCAAACTATGTGGCCTTGTTGTTTTTTGTGGGATAGTGCATTTAAAAACAAAGAGAGAATTGTTGATAAACTCAATCACTTTGATCCAAATTGGAATAGTTTACAACATCATAGTATAAAAGAAATACAGAAACATGAATGGTTTAGTGAACTTTTAGAAGCAAGTTGGGAACCTACACATCCGTTGCATTTTACTAGGTGTATTAGAACATGTGCAAAAAACAAAGCATATCATAATGAAATAAACTACGTACATAATTAACTAAGTACAGTATGGACATTAAAGTTGGAATAATTGGTAGTAGCAACAGTAAAGGAAATAATCATCAAGACTCTAATCAAGTGAGTGATGACATGGCAGATGTGTGTAAACATTTTATGCCCGATTATGATTTTATAAATTGTGCTTTCCAAGGTTTTGGAAGTGAACGTTTTTTACAATATACTGTTTATTTGAAAGAAACATATAATATTACTCACCTGTTAATTGAAAATGTAGAAAATAGAACACACAAAAGTTTCCATGATGGTTCATACTGGTTTGATAAAATGGAAAGAGAAGTTGGACAAGATCCGAGCAAAATTAAAAACTTTTATCCAAGATTTATGAAGCACAGAAATGTCTATTATACACCGTGGTTGAATGAAAAACGTTGGAAAAATACAGTATTAGGAGATGTTCCGCTTAAAAAAGCAAAAACTTGGTGTGATATTAACCTAATGTTGGTAAGAGCAAAACAATTCTATATGCAAGGTCTTATTGATGTTCATGCAACAAAAACACTTTGTAAACATTTAAAAATACGTCCAATAGTTTGGGTGTATGATCCACGACCAGGTAGAGTAGGCGATCATCATACTATACCTAGTGCATTAGAATATTTTAGAAATATAAAAGGTAATAAAAAACGAGAACCTATTGGACCAGACGAAGCCCATTTAACAAATGAAGCACAATATGAATTAGTTGAAGTGTATATAAAACCTATGATAGAAAAGGCAGTAAATGACTAAAGTTAGTGATACATTCTGCATCCTTCCTTGGGTGCATCTAAGTACAAGGCCAGACGGTAGTATGCGTGTGTGTTGTACAGCAAATGCATCAAGTGTTGGCCCTACCAATGACAAAGAACACGGCGGACAAGTTGGTATTCTCAAAACAGATGACGGCAAACCAAACAACTTAAATGTTACAGATTTTCAAACTGCTTGGAACAGCAAATATATGAAAAATGTGCGCAAGCAAATGATGAACGGTGAAAAGCCACCTAGTTGCTTAAAGTGTTACAAAGAAGAAGAAGCAGGACACAATTCCAAACGTATGTGGGAAACTGCATACTGGAGTCAAAGAACTAATGTAGATGAACTTCTTGCAAATACAACTGAGGACGGAGAAGTACCACCGCAATTAGCATATATTGATTTACGTTTTGGTACAAAATGTCAACTTGCTTGTGTAATGTGTAGCCCACACGATTCAAGCGGATGGATTAAAGACTACAAAAAGATATTTCCAGAAGTAAAAAATGAATCTTTAAAAGAAACAATGCAATGGCAAGACAAAGGCAGCACCAATGGCAGTAGTTACAACTGGCACAAGCAAAATCCTGTGTTCTGGGAACAGTTTTATGAGCAAATGCCAAATATGCAGCAAATTTATTTTGCAGGCGGCGAAAGTCTTATCATTGAAGAACATTATGAAATACTTGAAGAAGCAATACGTCAAGGTATAGCAAAAGATTTGGAACTGCGTTATAACTCAAATGGTGTAGAGTGGCGTGAAGACTTATTTGATTTATGGAAAGAATTTAAATTAGTGCGTTTTCATTATAGTGTAGATAGCATACATGAAATGAATGATTATATTCGTTACCCAAGTAAGTGGAAACGCACAGAAGAAGTATTTCATATATTAGATAAAGAAACAAGCAATAATGTAGAAGTTACAATTGCTTGTGCAGTACAAGCTCTAAACATTTATTATTTGCCAGACTTTATAAAATGGAAACTAACACAAAACTTTAACAAAATCAATATGTGGCCATTTGGTGCAGGTGGAATAAATTATCACTTTGTGTATCATCCGCCACACTTGAATGTAAAAGTATTACCAGAATGGTTTAAAGCAGAAGTACGTAAGAAATATGAAGAATTTTATCCTTGGTGGGAAGAAAACTGGGAACTTGGTGTGCCTGTTTGGCACAAAGGCAAGATTACTAAAGACATGTTTGATGCTGCACCTTATGGTATAAAACGACTAAAAGGCATGTTAAGTTTTATGGAAAGCGAAGACTGGAGTAGACGTTTGCCAGAGATGGAGGAATTTTTACAAAGATGCGATGCTCAACGTGGTAACAGTTTTTCAGAAGTATTTCCTGATATGAAGGACATATTTGATGGACGATAAACATTATCTTGACTATTTAGAATCAGGTTATAAAGATGAAAAGTTTATAAAAACTTATGAAATGCTTTTTCGTCCATATCCTGATATACATAGAATAAATGGGTTACCAGTGCATTTTGATCCAAATGCGAAAAACTTACTTGTAAGTTTAAGCGGTGGTGCAGACAGCAGTATACTAACATACATGCTGTGTGATTACATAGAAAAAAACAATTATAATAATAAAATTTATTGTATGACACTTGTACGTTTTTGGAAAGAAAAACCTTGGCTTGCTCCTATGGCAGAAGATGTGTACAATTATCTAAAAGCACGTTTTCCAAATATCATACAAGAACAAGTATGGGGATTTTTACCTCCTGAGTTTGAAGATGTGCCGCTTACACGTTTGGGTAAAGAACATTTGTTTACAAAATTACCAAGAGAAGCAAATTGTGATGTATTATGCACATTGGATTTCCAAGAATATGTAATGCATAGGTATAAGATCGATTTGATTTATACAGGTATAACAATGAATCCTCCGTTCGCTACTGAAGACGAACCTACATTCCGCAATGAAGAATATATGAAAGACAATTGGGATTGGGCTATTAGCGGCCCTGCTATCAATCCATTTGGTTTATTACGCAAAAACTTT